CCCCCGCCACCAACGACTCCCCAACCACCACCGCCGCCTCTGCCGCCGCTGCCAACAAAAACCTCCAAGTAATCGCCTGCATTCACTGAAAAACTTGTAGTATTATACAAACCTGGGCTACCAATACCTCCTAAAGTATATGCATCCATTCCACCACCGCCACCACCAGCTCCCCAGGCGTGAGCTGTAATTGATGCTTTAAAAGGCATTGTAACAGCAAACCGGCCAGTCTCACCAACAGCAGGACTTCTTGTGCTCCAAACTACCGGGCCAACATAGGCTTCACCGTATCTATTATTAAAGGTTGTGATCTGCATTACATACTGCCTATACTCTGAAATCGTAACTGCTACTCCTGCAACATCCCCTCCATTGTAAGCATTAATGACTATGTCCATTGTGCCGCCGCCGTGCCAGACAACTTGATTATATAATGGATTTTCTCTTACAATAGCGGAATCAAAACTATAAAGACCAATTGGTGCGCCTCCATTTATACTCACTGAGCCATAATTATCTGCGGTGCCGGTTACATAATAATGGCCTTTCTGAAGTTCTATTTTCCGTCTAATAGTTATTGATTCTACTACAGACCTACCACTAGTCCAAGCAGCATATGTATTTTGAAATGAGCCCCAGCGCGGATCTGTTCTAGGCGTAAGTGCTTCACTACCTAATTGTATCTCGAATTCTCTTTTGATTATTTTTGAGGTCATACGTTAAGGAGTATATTTAAACCAAAGATCACCATTTTTTCCATCAAATTGCGTAGGGTCAGAAGTGCTCACGTATTTTCTACTACCATCCCAATAAGCGTTTTTAACCATAACAAAGTTAGTAGTCGCTATCTGTGAAGAATTTGAAGATATATAAGGACTAGGAGCAGTAGGGATTCCTATAAATGCTGGACTCAATAAATCAGCCTTTAAGGCTAAATTTGCAACCAACGCTATATCAATCGCAGTGTTTACTGAATCCAATCTATTACTAAGATTGGAAATATTTACGTTAGCCGCATTCACCCGAGCATTGGCTGCTGCTACATTAGCCAGCATTGCAGTTTCTACTGCAATAGTTTGATTTTGCCTTACTACCAGGTTGGCATTGATTACATTTAGATTAGCTGTGAGTGCAGTATCAATTGCACTGTTTATACTATTGACTCTGGCAATAGTGTCTCTGAGAGCAATTTGAGCATTTGCCGCTGTTAGATTTGCTCGTAATTGGCTCTCTTCACTGACTCTAACTGCAAGATTGGAGTTAATGATGTTTACGTTTGATGCCAAGTTTGTGTTGGCTCGAGATTGTAAAGCAGCTAGTTCGCTGTCAACATAAATTTTGGTAGGAATGCCAAGATTAGTTTCAGCGTTGCCAAGGATGTCAAATAAACCAGTTTGCCCGTTTAAGTGCAACACTCTGGTGCTTACGCCGTTAACATTGGCGAACAAACTGATATTACCAACATTGGCAGAATTGGTAATTTGAACATTACCATCTAGATCTTTAAGCGCAAAATTGTAAGGACCAAATTGTATGTTTCCGGCAACATCAAGATTGCCTTGAATGTCGCTGCCAACAATTACCCAGGTATTTGCAGTAGTATAAGCCTTTAAATTATTAACACTGGTATCGAACCAAAGTTGCCCGTGTATTGGATTGGCTGGAGCACTTCCAAACGCAAAATTTTCTAATAGATGTAAGAAATTCTCATTGGTTTGATCGCCATAATTTTGAACTAACCGACCAAAAAGTGTTAGACTGGTACTAGTGGTATCTTTAGTGCCATCTAGTACAACAATAACTGATCCATCGGTTTTATTTACAAAATATGACATGGTATTATCCTATGCTACTTAAATTTGTTAGTGTTTGAATTCTTACAGTGTAATCAATTTGAATTAGTCTATTCAAGCTTTTTTGCACAGGATGAAAAATAACATGTGTTAGTAATTTACCTGTTGTTGTTAGACCCGAGCTGCCGTCTGTGCTTCTTGCTTTGAGCCCAAGCTCATCAAATGTATAAGTATCTTCAAGATTTGTGCTATTATCAAACGCACTCTGACCGGCTGGTTCACCGTAATCTAGCAAGCAACTGATCACAATGTCAGTGTACACACGACCAGGTACGTGTCTGATTTCCATTTTATTTCTAGTCGGATCAGCATTTAATGCGCTAGTATTATCCACTATTTTAGCAAAAGTTGGATTATATAGATTACTGTTGCTTGTGTTTATATTGGGCGGCAAATAGTTTATAATGCCAGTAGGATCCACACTGGTGCCACCGTTACCAAAATGCATTTCGTAGATATAACTTTGTCCTTTGTTGGTAAGATTATACGCAATAGCTTCGCTTATATTCTCATAATGTATGGCATTTCGTTTATCTACGTAAACTTCGCCTGATTCAGGATCAAAAATTTTGATGTGCCCTTGTACGTGTATGCCACCAACTTCGTTGGGTTTAGCGGCATCTTTAGTAGAATCTTTTTGTAAATCGTCCATATTTTTATCCATATTACTATTTAGTTTGAGATCTGTCATGGTATATAACTAGGCTCCGCTCTAATAAACTGTGCTCCTATAGTGGTACTATTTTGCAATGTTGTACTAAACTGTTCCCAAATATTGCTACGTAATATCGGAGTACTTGATAATACTACATTACCATTGGCAAAAACTGAGCCCAATACAGCCACCGTTACCACATTTGCAGTTGTGCTAGACACGCCTCCGGTAATACTTACCACGTTAACTCTTGTTCCTATATTTGACCCAGTTAAGAATGTGCCTGCAATGCTATCAACTGCTATCACATTGCCCGACGTGACTTTACCTAATACTCTGACATTTGCGGTGTTACCAACAAACTGTGTGATATAGTCACCAACATTGGCTGTAATGTTGGCACTTAGTGTTATTTTGTAAGTGACATTAGATGTTACTTTTACATTTCCTGACACTGTTGCTGGGCCAAATATTTGTGCGTTTGGTATCAACTGTATGATGGTGCTATCTGATACTGTGTTACCTTGTAAAATAATATTTGCGGGTCCGGTACCATCAACTCCTCTACGCAACTGTCTTAGAGAATTAAGTTTGATTAATTGTATGTTTGCACTGTTTATGTAGGCATTTGCATTTGCATAAACGTTGCCCTTAGTAAGATACACATTACTGTTTACTGAAATCAATGTGTTAACTGGTATATTGGTATTTGCAGTCCAAGGTAGCGCAGTAGACAGTTTTGCGAAATCATATTTTTGATAATATTGTATTTTTTCACCGTTTACAAATATTTCACCTGGTTTTCCTAAAGTAGGATTTGGAGTGGGTAGAACATTGGCATTTGTAACTAGTATTTCGCTGTCCAACAATTCAAGATTAGCAGATAACGTGGTAGTGGAATTGGCACTTATTCTTGTATACACTAAATTTCCACTCATTGGTTTAAATACTCTAAAACCGTATGTGGCCGTATTACCAACTGTGTTACCAAACACACGCATTTCTAATGCATCATACAATCTTCCTGGTAATAATTCTTCAGGTGCATGGCTAGAATAAGCATCTACGTATGCACCACCAACAATGTTAATGTCTTGAGGTCTAATACCTAGATTGCTATCTAAATATGTGCTGTACACATTACTATCTAAAATATCTTTGAGATCTAGGTAACTTATTTTTACGTCAACATTACCGCCAGGATTTATTTCAGCAATATTTGCTGTAATTGTTGTTCCGTTGATAGTGACCAAATTACCTGTTGACACATCAAACGAAGGTGTTGAATAAATTATTGAAAGATATTGGGAGTTAACTACAGATTGTAATATGTAAGCATTTGCTGTATTATTAGCCTGAGTAATCCAATCTCCTACATTTGCAGTTACAGGATTGTCTAATAATATTTTCCAGGTAGTTTCCACTGGCTGACCAGTAAGTGTCATTGAATCTCTATTTACACTAATAATGCTAAAGTAGCCATTGTTTTGAAAAGCAAACGGTACGTTTGCTTCAATTCGAATACTTTGATCCAACTCGAATCCTGCGTTGACAAAATCAAAAGCTGCAATGTTACCACTGTCAATTGTCAGACCTTCATAACTGAATGATAAAATATTGCTAGAGACTTCAAACGCATTGGCTCTAAAACCTGGACCTTGTAAATAATTACCTGGATAACCTACTCCATTGACCAATTGACTTAAATTCTTGCCTGCCATGCCAAGTTCGGGCTGATAATATGCCACTATTCTATCTAATGCATTCAATAAAACATTGCCACTGTCAATGCGACTGTATCTAGTGAAGTCAAATATAGATTGACTACTGATATTAGCATTTGTTGCCAAAAACGCTTGATTGTTATAAACAATAATATTTCCAGAGGTTATGTAAACATTGGATTTGTCAACTGTTGTGTTTCCTGCAACTACAAGGGTATTGCCGTAAGCTGTGTTAGGTTGCCACACAACAAGATTGCTGGTGTAATCTAATCTATCAAATTTGAGAACTGTATCAATACTTCTAACCAAGTTGTAACTCAAATAACTTAAACTTAAATTTCCTGCAGGAGCATAGTATTCGTTTTTCAACAAAGGATAGGCAGTGGCACCCACCCCGTCACCATTGATAAACACATTGGGTGTTGAGGTATAACCGGATCCAGAACTTACCACTGTTATACCACTGATTTTTCCGTTGGCAAACAGAGTTGTGACTGCTGCTGCGCCGCTACCGCCACCTCCTCTTATCTCTACATTTGGCGGAAGAATATAATTTAGGCCAATATTGCCAATAATGTAATCAGTAATTTTAAATTTATAATTGTTTGCCCAATCTGAGTAGAGTTCATTGGAGAATAACTCTGCGTCTGCAGGATCATTGATATTGGGACTCTTGTAAACTCTAGAACCACTATCATAAGCACTAGGCAAATCAAAATCTGTCCAATCACCGTAGGCAACATCTTGTTTTCTATAAACAGGCACGTATTCTCTTACAATAGTTCTATAAGGCTTGACTTCGGCAATATAATCATTGTAAAAATTTTGATTATCTCTAACATAACTAGGAAATTCTTCTAGTTCTCTAATACTGTGCAACACATCAATAAAGCTGGTCTTAAACACCCAGTCTGGATTTTTTTGTTCAGCAAAAATGTAGTTGATAATGGTTAAAAACAAATTATTAAATTCAACGCTTAAATTTTCTGTTAAAATTTCTCGATATACGCTGTCATATATGTTTTGAAGTTCTAATACGGGTTGAGAGTCGTAAGCCACAGAATCATAAACAACACTATCATATCCAGCACCGACTGATACATCGTAAACTGTAGAATTAATTTCTAATGTACCGTTTTGTGCAGCTATCAGCTCCAATGTAAAATCTGGCAAAACTTCATACAGCAACCAGGTGCCTTGCCCACCATCTAAAACTTTGATGTAGTCGTTGACATCCGGAGTCAATGCTTGTATGTCACTGTAAATATTGACTGTGTAATTTATGTCTTTACCAACTTGGAAAGTGTCGGCATACCAATCTTTTGGAGTCCAAAAAAGTGAGGTTTTGTAACTTTGTAATTTAAATATTTCAAAAGTTTGAGTATTTGAATTAAAACTATAGATACTCCATCTACCCTCATAAGTTGAATCGGATGTAACTAAAACTTTATATCCATTAGCAAATGATTCAATATCTAAATAAGTTAGATCAGCAACGTTGTTGGTCTGTGTATCAAATCCTGAACTAGGCAAAGGATCTGATAGGTACAATGTCGATGGAGTTCTGATTAAAAGAATTGGATATTGTTTCAAAACACCATTGAGAGTTTCTATATAGTTTTGTAGTGCTACCAATCTGTTTACCAACAAACTTTGTCTAGGTATAGTCAATATGCCCAATTTATTTTGAGCTGGTAGTTGCGGATCAGGTACATTCAAACCGCGACTATCAAATCCACTTAAACTGTCTCTCAGTTTCGTAATTACTCTCAAAGGAATATTGGCAGCACCAGCTCCCTGTTGTACCAATTGCCATTCGTTGTGTAATGAATTTGTGTTTCTTACACTAGCTATATTCAAATGTATTGCTACATCGTTGCCACTCAAACTTTCATTTACATTATAAACAGCAACAGCATTAGTGTTTAATAATGCAATGTAAGGAATGTCTTGATCTTTTGGATTAGCGATGAGAGATTCTAATGCGCTAACGCTGAGAGTTCTTTTGGCTCTGTTGACGTCTACAGAAGTCTTGCCAAACACCCAGTAATAATATTTTTGACTAATAATTCCTGTGTCTGGGTCAACTAAAGTCACTGAAGTGTAGGCAGAATTGTCAGGATATCTAGGAATTCCATCACCTACTGCATCGGCGTACTGACTAGGTAAAAATTCGCTTTCTACCCATTCATAAACTATAACACTACTGCCAGGAAATAAGCTTCCCCAATTTTTTGCTCTGTATTGTATTGATCCTTGTTCGTAATCTATAAAACTTAGACTAGATAGATTCAACCACGTTTTTCCTACCTGACGATCTGACCAGTAAAAATTACTATTGTTTATGGTGTCTGATCTGCTGGATTGATTATAACTAGCAGGATCATATTCTTCTTTGAAATCTAGCTCTTGATCAGCTATGCCAAGTAGTTTTCCTTTGACAGGATCTAAGTAATCAAAAAAATCAATTATAGTTTCGTTTTTAGTGTTGTATATAAACGAACTAGCTACTGCGCCTATATCTACTCTTGGTTCTTTCCTACGTATCAGTGACCATCCAGATTTTGAATTTTGATTGTAGTAAAAATAGATACTGCCGCCTTCATTCACTATGTCAAAATCATTCGATACACCTACTGTTAAAAATTCTCCTCTCAGTGCAATAGCAGCACCAAAATTAAATCCGGTTGCTAATTCTGGTCCATAAAGTTTCTGTGAATAAGCGTATAGTGCAGGATTGTCTACATCTTCAAATGGGTTCTGCATAAGATTGTAAATGTAAACGCCACCAGCATCTAATATTAATTGAACAAACTTTGTACCAGTGCCATCAAAAGTGGTGGCACTGCCTTGTTCGAAGTCAAACGTGGTAGGAATAGCAACATCAGCACCATTGCTTCCTATTACAAGAGTATTGGTAGTTTGATCCACAGACAATGCAGTTCCAAAAATTTCGCCTGTGCTCTCTGGATGCTTGATTATTTGTACGTATTTGTATTGTTGTATGCCAAGATCAAATAATGCAGTTCCTCCGGAGTTTCCATTTACTATAGTGAGTTTATTGGCTGCTACAACTACATCGCTGATAATTTTGAGTTTATTGTTCACAGCCTCGGCAGTGACACCCGGAATGTTGGCAGAATTAATATTATTAATAACCGAAGTCAATGAAGTTCCAGTAAACGCAACAATGATGTTATTGATTGAAAGACTATGACCTACTGTCACAGTAGGATTGGTTACAGTGCCAGTAACTACTCCATACAACCTGCCAATGTTTAAATATCTTGTTACTAAACCAGTGGTGTATGAAGTTTCTTTGTAATTGGGACTTGTGATATAGATATTACATCCGCTGTTACACATCACAAGATCGGCACCAAATCTTGCACCTTCTACTCCCAATGCTTCTGGATTAATTGTTTGATCAAAAATTATACCATTTGTTTCAAATCTTAGAACGTTTCCTGGCAACAAAGGATCAATACCTGGATCACCATACTGAATTGAATTTGAGCCAATTATTGTATACTGAGGGGTTACACCTTCAGGAGCATTTGTTATGTCATAAATTAATTCATTGTTTAAATAGACTCTGTAAACAGTGCCAAAGTTATAAGGCAGTGTAAAGGTGTTAGTGATACCATTAGTTATTATTTCAGTGACAGTCACGTGCCAAGTGTCAACTGAACCAGATGCAGAAACTCCGTCAACAGTTGTATTACTGGCACCAACAGCAAAAATATACCCATCGGCACTGCACGAAACAGCGGATCCGTAGTATGAATTTGCTGCACCTGTTGCTGTGCTTATAAAATTATATCTATTATTTCTTCTTAAGATATTGATTTCTAAGCCCACAGCTGGAGCTGTTCCAAATACCAAATTGGTTGCAGTGCCAACCGTGTTCACTGTGATTGTAATATCATTTGCCGGACTAGCTCCGCCAACGTTGGTACCAAGAATTGTCAAGGTGTCGGCCGCTGTGTATCCTGTGCCTGCGTTTTGCGTTGTCACTGTATATACACCGCCAGTTTTTTCTACAAAAAACACAGCGCCTGATCCTGTGCCACCAGAGGCAGAGATTCCGTAATAGCTGTTTGTGCCACTAGCGGCGGTTCCTGAGGTGCTAAATGAACCGATCGCTTGACTAGCACTGGACAAAGTATAATCTACATAAGGAAAATACTGAGATATCAACGCAGGTACACTGACTATGAAGTCAATTGGTCTGCTTGCTGGCGAAGCCAATGTGTATGTAGTTGCGCCTGAGGTTGTAATTATTTGTACTTCGTTGGCACGTGGATATTCAAAAGCATAACAGTAGACCTTATCTGTGCCCGGAGATCCTACATATAGATATTTGGCATCGTCGGACATTGCAATGCTTGCGCCAAATTGATCATCGGCTGCTGGCGTATCGTTGGCCAAAATTTGAATCAGAATCTGATTCTCAAAAATGTAGACCACGCCACCAGTGGCACTGTCGGGTGCACCTACTGCAACATAACTTACGCCGTCTACTGTTGCAGTGGCCAAGGTTTTTCCGAAACTATCAAGATTAACATTGTTACCGGACAAAAATCCATATGAATCCCATCCGTTGTTTATATTTCTTGCAAACACACTAACACGACCTCGACCACTGTCAGGAGCTCCGCCTATTAAAAACAAAGCCTTACTATCAAATGCTACCGATCTACCAAAATGGTCGTTGCCTGAATATTGACTTTCGCCTAGTTGAATTTTAGCTTCAAACTCCCAAGGATCAGTTTTTCTATAAACACCCCAGTTGTATTCACCATCTAAATTATTAACCCACACTGTGTCATTGGGAATGTATCCATTAAACGGAACGTTACTTACTAACTCTATTGGTGTTTCGAATACCGCACTTTGTAATTTGTAAAGTATGCCGCCATTGCTTATAACTGCTTCATTGTCAATTAATTCTTGTAAATTTGATGTGATAGTAATTAAAAATCTTTCGCTGTCAATTACGTGATCAACCTTGTATATGCCATCGTATCTATCATCAAAATTCTTTAAAACAACCAGATCATTGACTGCTAGGCCGTGATCGGCATTCATAACCAATTCTGCTTGAAAGTTCACATTGTATCTTAAAATAAACGGAACTCCGGGAACGTTAGTGGCTCTGTAGACATTCCAATGATTATTTAAATCTCTGGCAGTCCAAATATTAAAGCCTGAACCAATATTTTGTATTATGTTTTGCGTATCTGTTGGAGATTGTATATCAAAGATCAAAGCATCTACATCATCCAAATTAGCGTACCCTGCCACAGGCAATGGTTTAAGTTCAGCTGGCTCACTGTTAGATTCAACCCTCAAGAAATCAGGATTGAACATCATGTTAGTTTTGTATATATCAGACTCACTGAAGGATTTAATATCAATCTGTTTTGTTGATGCTGCCGACACCAATTGAAAAACTGCCGGGTTATTATCAAACTCTGCATCTGACAAAATAAATTCTATGAACTGATTAATGTCATTGGATCCGTACTCGCCTACTCTAATTGCCCAGTTTTCAAAAACTGATAACGGGTTTGTATCCAAATTGTTAAACCGAGCTCCTTTAAGGGCATCAATGGCATTCATTGACCCGCCCTGTTTTATAAGTCCTTGATAAAATTTACTTTGTGTTGTGACATCAATTCCTAAGTTTGTAAAATATTGTCTTGGCCTAAACCCTATCAAGCCATTACTATAAAGTTGAATTTGTTCGTTTAATGGTTGATCATTTATATCATAAAAACGCAAAGATTCGCTTGCATTGCTAGCTAGATTGTTGATTACACCAGTTTTAACTTCGTCTTGATTTAATAGTTGCCAACTGTTTACTTGAAATGTATCTGCTGCACTGACGTTATCTAATGCTGCATATATTCTTTCTTTGTAATTTATCAAGTCGCCTTTTAAATAATCTACTCCTGTTTGCCATTCAGGTATTTCTTCACTGCTGTACAAATACCCAGGTAACTCAAGACTTCCGTTCCATTGATTAGTTTTAGCTCCGTTTATTTTTATCCTAAACTGTCTATTGCCAGATTCTGGTTGATAAATTATATCTCTAAAAGCAGTGATGTTGTCTAAAAGCAGTAGGTGTTCGTACTGAACTAAATTAAATTCTGCTAGTCCAATAGTCTGATTTGAAAATGCTTTGATAGAAAATTGACCACTGTCTCTCACAACAGTAAAACTATTTTTCTTGATAGGCAAATAATTAATGTCTATTATTCTACTGCCTTGGGTAGTATTAGTGATTTCGTCTACCACTGCTGATGTATTGAATATTTTTAATTCATTAGATATTGGACTCAATACAATAATATTTCCTATCTTCCATCCTTGGCTGGTCCAATGTAAAAATTCTTTGGCACTTAGAACCCAATTTTTAATTTCATTCAGTTGATTTTCTTTGTCCTCAAAAATAAATCCTAATGAATTAAGATATCTTTGATAACTAACCAAAAAATCAACGACTTGTTGTACTGTATTAAACTCGAATCCGTAAGGCACAAGTTGAATCACATTACGTGCGTCTTTAAAGATAGTGGCTCTTTTTCCGCTGGCACTGATAGTGTATGCATTGTTGTTAGGCAAACTAGGAATAATTTTAAAGTAAGGATCATTGAGATTATAGCCGCTCACAGTGTATCCGTTGACCGATTTTTCTATAATAACTGCAGAATAAACAACTTTTGCTGCAGGCGCCCCTTTATACAGGCTTATTGAATAATTTTCATCAGGAATAAGCACACTGTCATTGATACTACTTGGACTAATTTGTTCTGCTAATAATTCAACAAAGTTTTTATCAGAATATCCAGCCATTTTATAAGAAAGTTGCACTGATAATTTGGTCAAATTATTTTTAATAACGGTACTTGCGTCTGCAACACCATTGTTTTTAATTAAATCTCGTATCCAATTTATATAACCTGCACTTCTAGTCACCGTACCGTCGTCGGCAATATAACCATTTACTCTAATCGTGCTTGGTTGCAAATGTTTCCTTGAGTTGGTGTCAAAAAACTGTCCTAACACTGCGTCTCGTTGATATTTTTTGACATCGGCCATTATAGAAAAATATACAGCTGGTTTTGCTATAGCCAGAGCATATTGCATGGCAAATGCAAAATCACTGCTACGTCGCCAAGCTAATTCTGTTGGGCCAATATCTCCTACTGAGTAACTGGTATTGGCTTTGCTACTGTCAAAATCTGTAACCAAAAACTCCGATGGCGGGCGTAGATTACCGCTATCATCTACCGGAATAATGCTTGTTAGTCCAGGACGATTATATCTCAAATCGATACCAGCACGAGGACCAGCGTGTATATACCCTATTTCTAAATCGCTCCAGAGTACAAAATTACCGCCGGTATACGGTGCAGGTCCATATCTATCGTTCCAGTAATCAGGTTTCTGACTGAAACCCAGCATTTCCCAGGGATGCGTATGCGGACGATCTGTATCAAAAAAATGTCTAAATACGCTACGCCATGTGCCCGGCAACGATTCTGCATTAATGACATCTCGAAACTTTTTATAGTTCCAAGTAAATGCATCACTTGCATTAAAAGTATCATTGGTAGTAAAATTAACTCTGTTGGTGCCTACCCAGCGTAGAAAACTTTGACTTAACAGTTGTGTAAACTCTTGTCTATTGTAATCTCTGATTCTAAATTTTCCTGGCACATAATCATTGATATTAAAGTTATTAATATTATATTCTACTTTAATATTGTTATAGATTCTGCGCTCAAGTTCTAATAAAAAGTTATCTCTAAAATCTCCAAATGCTGGAGTTAAACTGCCATCGTGCCCTTGAATTACCTGAATAGGTGTTCTATATGTGTTGTCAAGGTAAATTTCCGGAACAAACTTAGGATATAAACCCAATTTGGTTGGTGTTTCTGGTACATAACTACCGTCAGTACTGTTGTACTCAACCACTGTTAATATATCATTGAACAGTAAATTGAATGTGTCTTTGATTACTACACTAGGTCTAGTTTGATCAAAATAATAATCTTGGTCTTTAACTAACAATGTAGTGCTGGTTACATTTTCCAAAGTTCTAGTAAGATAAACAAATACAGCTTTGTTGCTTATTTCTTTGTCTTGGTAAATGTTTGTAATTTCATAAGCTCTAATATCAGTATCAAATACTCTATAACTTGGCAAAGTAGTTTTTTCGTCGTCGCCGTGTGGTACCATGTCACTGTAATGCCAAGGAAAACTATCATTTTTAACAGCATTAATTGCGGCCATAATAGTGTCAACTGACTGAGCTACATTATTTCTATCTAGTTCTAAATTTACTGCTAGTTCTAAGAATTTAATTTTAAACTGGCTGTATTCTCTTGATGCCAACGTTACAGCGTCTATAAAATTCATTGTTGGATGATTGAGAAATAAACCGCTGTAAATTATTGGCGCACTGTGTTGTAAAATGCTGCCTCCGCGATCTTTTATATCAATATCTCTAATATTACTTTTTCCTGGCACTTCTCCAACGATGTCTAAGCTATTATTTTTGAATTCAATTAAATGATTTCTAATTTGACCCAAAGTTAAAGTTTCAACATCAGTGTTTAAACTATTAATATCAAGATTCACAGGAATTTGATAAAAACCTTCATTGGAGGTTGATTGACTGCTATACAAGCTTACAAAAACAACATCGCCGGCCTTAAGTAGACTACTGTCGACAAGAATTGCAAGTTTATTAACAGTGTTTGTTATTGCAAATCTGCCCGATGGCACTGGTTTATTATTAATGACAACTTTGATATTGGGCGAGTCAGTACTCAGATCTGGTAACATATCAACTGGAAATAAATTAGTTGATCCGTCATATACAAAATTAAAATTTTGGTACTGTTTACTAAAGTATGAATTTATAGTCCAATTGTTCAGTCGAATACTTGTATCTCGAGATAAATTTTGTTGTATTAATCCAGTATTGATACTAATATCCTGAGATCTTCCTCCTTGAATTAGATAAGAAAAAGTGTCAAGATTATAATTATTTTCAAAAATTATATCGCCTTGTGTGGTCAAGTTTTTATAACTTAACGGAAAGCCTAATACACTGTCATTATTGCCGGTGCCTTGTTTGTAAGAAAATAACTTTGTACCTGAAAATTGTGACCCGTTGTAAACCGAAAAATTTGAAAAACTGATACCATTGTCGTCTATTATGTCAAATAACGGGGCCTGGTTAATGGTTGTTTTTTGTTGACTCGCAATCCAATCTGTACCGCTGTAATACCATTGTTTTGATCCGTTTTCGCCATTTTTTACAATAATGGTGTGCCCTTGAGCCATTTCTGCATCGCTAGCTTCTTCGATATAGGCTCTATAAACAGTGTCTAGAGCTGATGGAGTAGATGCTGCAACAATTGAAAAATTGAAAATTTTATTTCTAACATCGTTGTTTTCATCAATGCTAAAAATTACTCTGTTGCCATTTTGCAGTATCAACGGATTGGCATCAGTGGCTGAACCATTTCCTGAGGTTGTGTTACTAGCAACAAATTGGTATTTGTAAACAGATCCAGTGGTGTTTGTGGTAACTGGTCCGGTAGCGGTAAACACTGTACCTACAATGTTGGCTGCTGCACCTACTGTGGTCCAATCAGTGGTACCTACAGATGAAATAATGTATTCTGTATCGGGAATAATACTGGTAGCATCAACGGCAAGAGCGCCTACCAATGACCAATTGGTTGTTGATCCTAGTGTTGTAATTTTATATGATCTACCAACTACCAAGTCACTTGAACTTCTCACATCATTGATTACCATTTCAGTTGGTACAACAGGTTCTATGTCTGGTACAATGATACCTTGTACCTGTGTGTAAGCATTGGTTATAAAAAAGTTATCAAGAATATCTATAGGATCTTTGGCTTGCGTTCCAAAATTAAACAGTTGTAAATCTGCATTAAATTCAATGATTGGCCTTTGTGCTCTGTAATTTTGATTTAGAACTAAATCAATGTTGTTATATTGAGCAGTTTTTTCAATAATATCAACATGAAACCATCGATTACTTCTTGACCATCCATTTAAATCAATACTACTTCTATTAATAGTGATATAATCGGGAGTCTGAACATCATTGAGTTCTGGGAATACCAAATCTGACGCTCTGATTAATTTAATTGCCTTGCCTACTCCATCAACATAGTAAGTTTTATTGGCATAATCTTCTGATGCGGTAGAATCAAATGTAACTTTTAGTCCGTTAGAAAATATTACTCCATTGGGACTGATATAATTTTTTTGTCCAACAATTTCTGTAGCTGGATCTATGTTAATTGCCTCAACATCAACTAGTAAAATACCGCCAACTGTTTTATCGGATTGATCGCTTTGATAGTATAGTAGGGTTTGTGGTGCAGTAATAGCAGGTACTTCATTGAAGATATCAAGTCTACTGTAAAACTCTTTACCTGCATTAGTTGCTCCCGATGTTACTCTTACTTTTTGCTCATTGATGACGCTGGTTTTTCTTTGTAAGTAAACTCTTGCGTCGTCGTTTTCGTCGTTGTAAATTGTTATTTCGTAACTGTCATTGCGTTCACCAATGGGTATCAATTCATCTTGATCTAAATATATGACCTCCTCTAGTACCCGGGCAGTATTGTGCCAAAACACATCATCAATGTAAGCTGTATTAACAAATATTAAAGTGGCTCCATTTAATGATGACGTCGGACCATCAATGCCACCTAGTGTATCTTGAAGATCGCTCACTAGGCAACCTTGCAATGATTGATAGCTATGATTAGTTGCAAACTCAACTGTGTCAGCAATGGTCATATTGGTCCATTGTACTTGCGAATCGGCCAATGGCGCTTGAAATATAACGCTGCCGACGTCCTGTCCGTTATTGGTTACACCGTAAACGTTTCTCGTGTTCAAATTTGGAGCATTGGGATCTACACCCAATGAACCGGGGCTAGACTGTATATAAAATTTGTTGCCGGGTTCGTTGATTTGAAACACGTACCGTCCGCCTCGAGCAAGTGTAAGCAAAGGATTAGGGGTATCGTCAAATCCGGTAAATCTATAAGTTTGAGACAGTGAATCATAAACCACAGTAAAAGTTTGCTCTAACGGAACTGTAGAAGCGGTCACTTGTACTGCGTCAGGGCCATTTGCCAACCAATAGTACTGTGCAAAATTAATAAATTTATCTAAGTCAATCTGTGGATTATATGAATAAAATTCATTACCAAATAATCTTGAATGATTATTATTGAACCCACCGTAGTATTCAATTTTGTTAATTATATCAACATAGGTAGTAGCAAAATCTAATTTGCCTGATACAGGATCTTTAATAATTACACTAGGTTCAAGTTGATAATCCTGTCTAATTTTTGTAGGCTCAGTGATGTAACTATCCGTTGATCGGTACGAAGGGGCTAATTTCCTACCAATGTATCCGTTAACTTTTATTATATCAGGTTCACTAACTAATTGATCAACAGTGGCATTCAAGAACTTTCTATTTGTGTCAGTTCTAAAAATTTCTGGTAAAAATTCTAGTGTTTTAAAAGCTGCCATTTTTTATCCTGTTTACCCATTAATATTCAATTGAGCCGCTGTGAGAGCCGGAATAACTTGCACGTTGTCAACTGTGGCGGCACTGACTAATATTTCATCCGGGTCTGCATTTATTTGATACAGTGTACCAAATTTACTATCTGTGTTAGATGGGACTATTACAATGCTACTTACATACGGAACCAATGTGCTGTGTAGGTAGGCACTTAATTCACTGAAATAGAAAGTTTCGCCAAAATCCCAATTGTTAATGTCAAAAAAGGTGCTAATTGCAGCCACCACTTGACTTTTAATTTCGTTATCACTAATATTTGAGTTTGGATTTTTAACCACCTTGAATGTAGCCCTTAGAGCAGTTTCTGCTTTGTTTCCAAACAAAGGCTTGAAAACCGCAGGATTGTAAATAATGCTGTCACTGATTGTTTTGAATGCTTCAATGGTTCCAAATTCAGTTTTCAATTCAGAAATGGTAGGAGCTGTGGGCTCCGGTATCCTGTTACTAGAATCTGACAAGTACGCAAAGTAATCATTGGAATATGTCTTAGTAAGAATATAAAAATCAATAAGATTATTTGGACTAGGATCAATTCGTCTATTATTTGGGGCGTTGTGCTTGTACTGAAACTGGATGTTTTGTCTGCCAACTCTAGCTATGTAATTTGTAACAACTGATAAAGTTGCTCCACTTGACTGGTAAAATGTTGGCCCATTTTCAGCAGCTACCAGCGGATCTCCTAACGTTGCGTAGAAAATTGTGCCGGATGCATAAAGTGTTATATTGTCCAATATGTCAGATTTGGTTTGATAGGTGCCGACTACTTGTGACTGTTCGACTGGGTTGTATTCAAGAAAATTGTATTGATTAGTTGATTGAATAAAATAAACAATTTTATTTTCAGGATTTGTTGCAGGAGCAACAAAGTCTACGAATAAATCAGGATTGTCTGGTACCTCATCTAAGTTATCGTCGGGAAAAGTTATTTTTACTTTTCTGTTATCGTCTATGCCATCGGTACCAACTGCTTTATTCCAGATTCTGTATGTCTGACTGTAAAATATTGCGTTACTGCTGTCAGGTTGTGTGTTAATTCTTAAAATCTTAACGAAATCTACTAATGTAGTTGCTGTTCTACTATCATAAACTCTTACGTCAGGGTCAAAATAAAACCTAGTTTCTCTTTCGCTTTGAAAATAATAATCAATACCTCTGCTGACAGCAGTGTACTCACCATTGGAAAAGCTCAAACTAATGAACCAACTGTTATCTGACCCTGTGCCAGCAGTACTTCCGGCATTGGTCAAACTAAAATCTCCAGTGCCAATATTCTGACTTTCGATAATGTTCCAACTCATTGTGGGAATGTCGTATCTGATCCCAAAAGTTTTATAACTTAAAATTTGTAAAATAATCTGATTTATAAGAGATTCTGACCAATCATTGGCAAACACAGGAATAATTTGATCCACAATTGATCCAGTGGGAACCACAACACTTAGGGTAGCGATCGACGATACCCCTGGATCATCATAATTTATTATACTAGCCCATAGGCTTGTACGTTGATATTCAGTTTCTGGTGTACCAGGTTGTAGTTGATTCTGAGCGTCAAAATATTTTCCGACTGGGGCAATGAATTTAACCAAACTGCCTTGCTTTAGGTATGTGTAGTTAGGACTTGAAAAAATTCCTGTGCTACGGCCGGAGCTAGAGGCAGTCAGCGTCCAACTGGCCACTAATGCCACTGTGCCTGTGCCTGTGCCCACTGATGTTGCTTGAAAGATTGTGCCAACAGTGTTTGTTGAAGCACCAAAATTTGTAAAAATACTAGTGCCTACACTGATTATTTTGTAAGTTCTACCAATAACCATGGTAGTTGCTGCCACAGTTGATCCCAATGGGCTGTTTCTTGTGGCTGTATCATAATATAGATGTTTGGTAGGAATGCTTGAAATCAATGGTTTCAAAGTATTTCTAACAATTGCATTGACTTCTGTGCTGCTGGTAAATTGAAAAACCTCAGTCTCTTCATAGTTTTCTTTATAGATGATTCCATCCTCAGAAAATATATTGGTACTAGAATACTTGCCTGTAGAATCAATCACATCAAGATATCTACTTACACCAGAACTGGTACGATTGACAGCTTTAAGTTTTAGAATATTACTAAACGTAGTATAAGGTAAAATGTTGTAATCTTCAGCAGTGACCATACGATTTTGAGTATAGTACTGCTGCGGTGCTTTTGTTCTAATTTCTTCAAGACTCTCTCTTGAAATAGCATTGGTTACTGTGTATTGTAAACTAGCTCTTATTGTGAGACTTTCAGTGCGGCCGGTACGTCCACGATAGGGAAGAACAATGCTTATTCCTGCCATTTCATCAGGAGTTATTTTATATGTTAAATTATTACTGACTCTATAGTATATTCTAAAATTACCTACAGGAATATTTGTAAAAGAACCGTCACCAAAAACTAAATCAATTTGATCGTTGGCGCGAGATGCAACGCTGTATAAATTTCTCTCATTGGTATTGTTGTAAATTACATTAATACCATTTACAGCAGGAACTTGCGTCCATAGTGTGCCTAGATTACCGCTTGGAGTTAAACTATATAACCACACATCTGTGTTGTTAATATTATCAAAATTTATGTTTACTATTCTATTAGATAGGCTTTCGGTAATATTAAAATCTAAGCTGTTTAACAATCCTTGTTTAAAATAGAAAAAATAACCTGTGTTGTTACTTGAATTTCCTTGATTGTCATTTCTATACAACACATTGAAGGTAGCAGATGTGCTAGGTGTTGACTCATAAATGTATTCTTGATTGACTGCTGTAGCACTTACTACTTCAAACGGATACGATACTCCAGCTATACTGGTAGTAAATGGATAAGTAGGAGTAATACCAGAAATAATGTCAACGCTGTATTCGTCAGTTCTAATACCATTAAGATTTTTAGTTGCTCCTGGTTTTCCTATGGCCTGATTTGCTACCAATGCAGCATTTATAATGGCTGTAAATTGTTCTAACCAGTTATCATTTGTACTATCGTTCCAACTGATTACAACATTGCTTAAATTAATTCCGGTACTGTCAAAAAGCGTTTCTGTAGTACTCACACTGTCAAATTTTAAAAACCCCGATGCCGGTGTGCTGCGCTTAGGGTTGTAACTTACCAGTCTGGCCAGTTTAAGAATGCTGTCACGTCGTTCTGCAGTATCTAAGAAATTTTCTCTAGCATTTAGATCTGTACGAAAAGCTAAACTTTGACCTAAAAAAGCAATAAGATCTATTAGAGCTACATATTCAGAACTGTCTGTAAAATCGTTAAAATCTTCAGGATAGTAAGTACGCAAGTACTCAATCATTGCCTTGCGAATAGTTTCATAGTCAAAGCTCTGAAAGTCAGCTTCTCTGAAAGTTTGATATATTTTAGTCCAATCTTGTTGAACTAGTAAACTTGTTTGTCTTGTTGTAATAGCCATGCTCGATACCTATTTTTTGTATTTATCGAAATAATTAAGTGGTACTTTTAAGCAGCAATTACAGTGTTAAGTTCTTTATTGAATTGTAGGACCAAAACGTCGCTTAAATCGTCCGGCAAAAAAGTCATTTCAACTTGAATCTGTAGCCCGTATTCAAATTGATCAATCAATACATTATCTACTCTGACCCTAGGATCATAATTTGCCACTCGTTGAATATCGTCAACGATCAGAGCTTTGACATCAGCACTTAATGGCTCAAATAATATATTCCAAATAATGCTGCCAAATTCAGGATTCATTAATTTTTCGCCTTTTCTAATAGCAAAATGATTTAACAAATCCCGTTTAATCAACTCTAAATCAGTCAGACGGAATTTTTTATATTGATCTATTGTACTGAAACCTCGATATCTTGTTATAGCCATAGTAATATTTATTCTGGTACATCTTTGCCTAGTGTGCTTATGGCATAACGGCCACTGTTAAAATAAATGTGCCCGGGACGCCCTTGACTATCTAGCGGTTGTCCGGTGTTTCTCCATACATTTGCTTTGGTTCCTATTGAATAGTTTTCCAGATTAATAGTTTTATCAGGATTAAATGGATTTTGATTCAATTGTGGGTTGCCTAAATCTTGATATTGATACGACAAAGCCAACATTCCTGCAATTATTTCCTTGCTATCTCCGTCTCTTATAGCACCTGCTTTTATTAACTCCACATACTGTTCCTGGAAGAAATCGTTCATAATTGCATCTTGCACTTCGGGTGCTGCTACAAATACCTCATTCGAGTCAACACCATTTTTTCCAGTCCAAGTACCGTTGTCATTTTTGTAGCCATTTCTCCTGAGCAACCATTCAGAAGTTTGATATTTGCCTAGTTTTAATGGTGCCAAAGTAAAAGTAACATCACCGCTTATGGAATGGTTGCTACCTAGCATAATTTGGTTGTTTGTTAAAAAAGCAGTACCAGTTCCGTTTCCGACTGCATTTGCAACAAACACATTGCCTATTACAACGTTGGCCACGTTGCCGGGCAGTCCAAACAAGGTAAAATTAGTTGTGCCTATACTGGTAATTGTATAGGTAAATCCTGGTACAAAATTTCCAGAGGTGATGTTTCCGCCCTCAGATTTTTTAATTACCATGGTATTACCGCCAAATGATCCCACGCTCGGACTACGTATATTTGCCACCATTCCTAATAAAATGTCTTTATGATCTGCATTGGTTATTGAAATTGTTGCCAAATTTGCAAAATAAGTGTTAGCATAAGATACCACAGTATTGGCATTGATATTTGCTTTGAATGGTCCCAGTTGCGGAACTCCAAGTGCCACTGAGTTGGCATTAATGTTACTTTCAATGTTACTCAACTGAATTTGAATACACTTGGTTTCAAATTTGGTCAACGTTTCGATGTTAGGTCTGAATTTGTCTAAACCTATTCCCCTAGGAGCAAATACATTGCCCAAGGTATCTCGGCTGGCCGGATTAGTGACTGTAAAATTATTTGAATTAGTTATGCCAAGATCAGACATTATGTTTTTCTCTGTGATTTTTTAGCTACAACTTTACCATTATTCTGTTTAAGTTTGCCTGTCCGTCTTTCCCATGGTTCATGTGTGGGCGCGAACGGAGATAGACTTTCAAAAAGTGTACTGGATGTTTTCCACAGTTTTGTATTGTTATCGTATTCCACATTGGCCTGTTGATAAAATTCCAAGGGCAAATTTGTCAACGGCGACGCTGGTGCACTGGTGTTTAAGAATATTTTTCTACCTTTTAACACTATGTCTGCTGATGTTTTCCATCCGCCGGTAATTGCTTCCATTAACAGTGTGGTTGAACTTTTAACACCAACGTTGCCGGCATTTAAAGCATAGTTCTTGGTCGCAGTCAATTGATAATGTTGGGTTTCATTTAAAAAATATTTTCCAGACGACATTTTTATAGTGTTACCGCTGGTGATATTAATGTTGTTATCGGCGTGTAAATTTAAATCTTGTTGAGCTCTAATGCTGACATTGCTATTGCTAAAAACGTTTACACTGCCGTCGGCGGTTAATTCAACCCAAGCAGTACCACGACTGTTACTGATATAGAGTAAATCTTCGGTGTCGTGCATCAATATCTGATGTCCTGCACTGCTACGCAACCTAAAAAGTCTATTCTGCCCAAAGATATCACCGTCATCCATGACCAGCGAATGACCACCTTTTCTATTAGGGAATGTTTGTACAGTGGCAATATTAAGACTTTGATTTTTTAGTAATTCGTCTAAATTTGGAAAGTCTGTGGTATCTGGACTTGTTCTCCCTGGACTACTCAATCCCACAACTTGACTGGGAGTTTCTCGTTGACTGCTGCTTGTAATTGTTCCACGTATTGGGTCTTTGTCTAAGCCTTGTTCTATAACAATATTGGCTTGAAAAGTGTGGACAACTTTTGATACACTATAAAATTCCGGGTTGTTGTCAACATTGGCACTTTCTGATACCAGTTCCGACGTGGGTAGATACGAATCACTAGAGATTCTACCAGTTCCAAATGATGGATCGTCATTGATTGTACCACCAATCACATTGCCAGCAGGCCTAGCCAGGCCAGGTACCATATGGATAGTTTGTGTGTTAGGCACACAGGCAAACCAATAGCCTCGACTAGGATCACCCATAACAAAAGTTATTAACACAAAATTGCCTATGTCGGGCGGCACTGCCCAAAAACCATAGGTCTGTTGCGAGAACGCAAAACTGTTTGTATCTACAGAACCCGGTAATCCCAACGTGCTACCTAAAAAAGGACTGGCATATCTTACGATATACCATTTACTGGAATCGTCTTCATCGCCGCCAATATCAGGCACAAACACAGCCAAGCGACCCAGTCTGGCAGGGTCAGCATTGTTCTTGATAATAGCCAAGTATGGACCCGGATCAAGCTTTACACCTTCGGTGCCCTTGATTCCACCACCGGCCCAGTCTGGTATATTACCTGCACTTGATTTATTTGTTGCCATTAAATTGTCCTTGTACCGTCATTGACTACACCAGGTAAGCCCGGCGAAGAATTAGTATTGTTTGTTTGATTTTTTACTGCTGAGCTTTGATTTCTTCCGCTGTAATCACTGCTTTCATTATTTACAGGTTGTCCAGAAGCAGTTGAAACTTTTGGCAATTCATCTGGCATTCTGATTATGTCTAAAGTTTGCGTAAATTGCCCTCTACTGAAGTCACTTTGTACAGTTTGAACTTTGTAAACTCCGCTAAAAGATCCGTCTGTTTTTCTTCCATTTTGCAAAGTTTCCTGTTTGTTTTGTATGCCAATACTGTCATTGATATCTACAGCATTTTTAAAATTTAATTTCACATACACTTGTTCGCTATCAAATATTATTTGTCCGGCAGCAGGTCCGTTTTGTACAATGGGCGATTTGCCTCTGTTGTTAACGATTTCAGCATATTCCTCAGATCTAGGATTATAGTAGATATCATCTTGTTTGATAAAATCTGGGTCGCCTATAATTTGTAGTTTGATATTGAGATTGTCACCTCTAGATTTGGTATAAATGCTGTTTTTTAAATCGCCCACTAATTTTTCTGCAGGATTTGTGGCAGTGTTCATACCAGTGGATTTGGCGTTGTATCCTTGCACTTCCGTTGTTTGAGGAACTACGGTAGCTGTGGATTTCACTTCTGTTGATTGAAGAGTTTGACTGAAATTCCCTTCGTCACTAAATCTACTTGTTCCGCCACGTGCAACCTGATCTCTGTAGGTACTGATTTGTGTATAGTATGCTGTATCAAAATCAATATCGCATCTTAGAATGTCTTGATTTTTTCCTGTATAAAGATAATTGTATTCTCTAACCACTTGTTTTTCAACATCAACACCTGTGGTTTTAGGAAAATTAGGATGATAAGCATTTGATGTGGTATAAGGTAATATGGCATAATTAACTGTTTTACTGTAGTTGTTTCTAATAATATCCAAGTTTTTTAATTCTACAGTGGGAATGATTTTGTACCATTTTAAATTGTTTACACTTTTTTTATCTTCTGTTCTTTCATTGCCGCCGGTGTATTCATCTTTGGCTTCAGCATCGTTTTCTAATTTGTTCTTTGTGTTTATCTGACTTTTGATATAATCACTTTTGCCTAACACCTGATCAATAACTTCAATGACACTTATTCCTTCTTTGATTGGAAAAGCTAATTTGTTTTTATATGACGGATCAGCGGTATTGTTAACACCTTTGGTCTGACTTGCCAGTCTAGTATCACTTCCTTGTGCCAATTGATCAACTATATTTGAATCAGCTATTTCTTTAGGCATTGTGAAGGTGATCTTAGCTGGCGGATACTGAGTAATTTTTGATTTAGTGGCTAGTTCATCCATGTATCTATTATACGCAGCAGTAAAACTTCCGGTGTTGTAAATAATGGCATCTTTCAATGATTTTCTTTTTTCTGCAATTTCTGCCGCAGTTGGCGCTCGACCAATTTGATTAACTACTACAGGATTAGATTTAATCCATTTATCAATATCAGCCTCTAATCTTTCTTCATTGGATTTTAACTGTCCAGCAAACATTTGAGATTGATCGTCGTTGTTGGCAAAAAAATCGCCCACGGTTTTTGCTTCCACATTCAATGGTACTGGTACTGGTGCAGTGGTTTGATCGAATGCACTATGATTAAACGGAATAGCTCTTAAAGAATAAGTACTGCCGCTAGCTGACGGTTTAATTTTCATTTCAGTTATCTTAATTGCTATTCGTTTTCTATCAATCAAGTTATCGGTTTTGTTAAATCTAGTAAGCATATCATCAGTGGGGCTGGCTAATAAATCTATTTGTAACAGATAAGGTTGAGTTGCATAGTTAGGATTTTTGTCTTCGGAAGTTTCGCAGGCACTTAACAGTCGATCTAACAAACTCAATCCGTAGGGCTCGGTTATGGTAAAGCTGATATCAACAGCATTAGTGGCTTTGTTTTTTGCATTAAGTCCTACAATAGTTTGAATTGATAACCCATCAATGAAAAAGTCTGTTCTAAAATCAGGATGCCTCACAGTGTCCAAATCTCCAGTGCCTTGTGCTTTGCTGTATCCGCCGGAACTGCTTATCAAAGCCTGTTTTGGCACAAATTTACTAGGATTTGCAGAAAGATTGTTATAGTCTTTAGAAGTCAAAAAGAATAGTGTTATGCGATAGGTATAACTTGTGTAAGCGTGTAACTTGTTGAAAGGTTTGTTTTCTGGTGGCTTTGGAGCCACAGTGGTTGCATTGCCCGAAGAACCTTCGCCCACTACCGAGCTACTAGGATTTGTCTTTGGCGTATCGCCGCTGAAATTAGCTTCTGAAGCCATTGCTTATACCCCTAGATCTTGTTTAAGTGTTTCTATCTTGGGTATATAAATTCTAGCACCTGCTACAAAGTCGCGCAGCGGATCAACCAGTGTGTTGGGATTGCGTTGTGCAAACACCCACCATAATGCACTTGTGCCGTACAAATC